TGAAATCAAATAAGAGGGAAACAAACACAAATGGAAACTTTCGTTGGGCTTTGTGCTCTCGTAAGTTGGCTATGGTTGTGGCTAGGGTTAATGACATATGACTATATTTAAATCCCTAGTTGCAACCATATTTGCTTACGTTGTAGTGTCTATAATAGTATCGACACCGATTATTTTGTCGGTGTTTTTTTAAAGGAGAAAATAAAAATGTGGGTTTTATTAGTTGGAATGATCCTTGCGGTTGGCGTAATGGTCTGGGCTGATGATCCTAAAATCGAAGATGAAAATAGAAAATTTTATAACAATTACTATTGACATTTTAACAAATAGGTGATATTATTATATTATGAGTAAAAATATTAATTATGTTTTTAGTGAAGATAAAGCAATTAAAGAATTGCAAAAGTATGTGGACGGTACTTACGCCCAGCATTATGCAAAGCGTAAGTATCAGTCTACTCAGTTCATACAAGACTGCGGACACGGTAAAGGTTTTTGTATGGGAAACATCTTAAAGTATGCTCAACGATACGGCCATAAGAATGGTCACAATCGGGCAGACTTATTAAAGATACTACATTATGGAATAATCATGTTGCATATGCATGACAGTGGAGAAATATATGATGAAATTAAGTGATAAAACAGTAGGCATTTTGAAGAACTTTTCTACCATCAATCAGAACATTCTGATTAAAGAGGGTAATAAAATTCGCACAATGTCAACAATGAAAAACATTTTGGCTGAGGCCGATGTTACCGAATCTTTTCCAAAAGACTTTGGTATCTATGATCTAAATGAATTTTTAGGTGTATTGAATTTGGCTAAAGATGCTGATTTAAATTTTGATGCTGATGCTTACATGGTCGCTGGTTCCGGAACTGCAAAGATTAAGTATCGTGCTACTGATCCTTCTATTCTGACAACACCGCCAGATACATTTAATGCACCTGAGTGTGACATTCATTTTTCTGTGCCAGGAGATATTCTTGCGGCAGTAATGAAAGCATCTGACGTTATGCAACTTCCAGATGTTGTCTTTTCATCTAATGGCAATCCTGGTGTTAGTATCACGGCAAATGATTTAAAAAATACATCATCCAATACATTTACACAAATGTTAGACATTGATCGACAACCTTTTGATAGCACTTTCAAAAGAGAGAATCTAAAAATGATTGCCGGCAATTATGATGTAAATATTTCAACTAGTGCTGGTGTAAGTCAATGGGTTGGTTCCGATGTGTCTTATTGGATTGCTATGGAAGCAAAGACTGATGGATGAGACATCCGTATGGACAGTAAATTCTATCAATCACCTAATCAAACTGGGCATGACCCTAGAACGTATTGCGGACAGATTAGGTATTGACATTGAAATTATCGAAGAGTTTGAATGTCCAGTAGCATAGAAATACTTCACCACTTCTCATGCACTAGTTGCCGAGGGTGGTGGAGTATTGCGTTAGAAAAAGTTATGAAATCAAGACAACTATTTTGTCCTTGGTGCGGACATAACGATTATTATGAGGTGAGTAATTATGACAGACCAAATGTTGTGGGTGGAACAGTATCGTCCTAAAAGTATTGACGAATGTATACTGCCCGATTCGATAAAGAAAACTTTTAACGAATTTATCAAGAACAAAGATGTTCCTAATCTTTTGTTATCCGGTGGCGCCGGTGTTGGCAAAACAACGGTAGCTCGAGCTTTGTGTAATCAATTGAACACTGATTACATGATTATTAACGGATCAGAAGAATCTGGTATTGATGTTCTGAGAACTAAGATTAAACAGTTTGCTTCTACAGTATCTCTTTCTGGTGGCCAGAAAGTTGTGATACTTGATGAGGCAGACTATCTTAATCCTCAATCAACGCAACCTGCTCTCCGTGGGTTCATTGAGGAGTTTCATAGAAACTGCCGTTTTATATTTACTTGTAATTACAAGAACAGAATTATTTCGCCGTTACATTCTAGGTGTTCTGTTATTGAATTCAAGATAAACGGTAACCGGCAACAACTTGCAGGTCAGTTGCTTGACCGTTGTGTAAATATTCTCAATGAGAATAATATCGAACACGATAAGAAAGTTGTTGCTGAATTAATAATGAAACACTTTCCTGATAACAGGCGAGTGTTGAATGAGTTGCAGCGGTATGGTGTGTCGGGTAAGATAGACTCTGGTATCCTTGTCAACTTTTCAGAAATAAGTCTGAAAGAGTTGGCACATCACCTCAAGGGTAAAGAGTTTACAAAAGTTCGTGGTTGGGTAGTTGATAATATTGATAATGATCCTACCAAAATCTTCCGCAAGATTTATGACGGACTGTATACATATCTAGAACCCACCACCATACCCGCTGCTGTTATTTTGATTGGTGATTATCAGATGAAGGCAGCTTTTGTTGCTGACCAGGAAATCAATCTGTTGGCTTGTCTAACGGAGATAATGTCACAATGCAGTTTCAAATAAAGGTATAAAATGATGAAAGGAGTAGGAAATTATTTAATAGACTATTACTCTAGTTCTTTAGATAAATGGTGTTTTAAGATAGGTAAAACCACGGACGGAGAAAAAAGAATAAAACAATATAAGACGGGTAACTTTACCCAAGAATTTTTTGCTTGGTTTCCTTGTGATTTAAACCATGAAACTAGTAGAGAAGAAAAACTTATAAATTTTTGTAAAAAGTTTTTTAAATCTCCTGCTGAATACAGAGAACATTTTTTATTACCAGGCACTCCAGAAGAAGCTTTACGTCTTTTAGAAGAAAATGGCCTTTATGAAAAAGTTTTTAAATTAACTGGGAAAAAAAGTGTTAATTATATCAAACGAACACAAACATTCGATAGCCAGGTAATAGAAACTGATGTTAGAACAAAAAGACCTTCTTGTGGGTTTTTTCCCGGTCATCATGCTCAAGTAATAGGTAAAGCTGGTCCTGACGAAGAATATAGAACAATGCTAGTTTATTGCGATATGAGTCCTTCTGGTAAGATAACGGATCTTGAGGAACCAAAACGTGATTTTGTCTCTAAAAAATTTCACAACTCGCAGCGTTTTGCGAAACGTAACGCACAATCCGAAATAAACTATAAAGAACGAACCAAGAATAATGCTCTGAATAATGGCCTCTCAACGATAATAGATAAGGAACTCGCAATCAAACCTGGCGATGTTTTTGTAGCAAACGAATATTGCGGGCTTATTAAAATGAAAAAAGACGAGATCATCGGCCGATTGATGGAGATTAATGAATTTAGAACCTAAAGAAGAATGGAACGATAGACTTGTTCGTGAATGGGAGAGTTGGATACCTAACAACCTCCCAGAGAAAGTTGATGCTCTAACAGATGATGAGTTGAGAAGTTTGCTTGAACGTGAACTAGAACAACTGCGGCAAATGCCTGTTCAAGAAATCACACTGTATCAAAAGTGGTGTGAGATACAACGCAAGTATCCATCAAGAGAAACAAAAACATTATTCGGCACAGAACGAGTAATGATGGACAACAAACAGAAAGTTCTTTTAGACAAAGTAAAACCTTTGTTATGGATGCCGAAAGATCCTGATGATTATTTGAAGTTAGAGCCCGAGTTGATACTAACAAACGATAATGAATGGGTCAATGAACATTATAAGGCAGTAAGAGTATTCTGTCATACACAAAGAAACAATAATAACATTGGCAGAAACTTGTTCTTTCTTATTCGTGACAAAGTAACCAGTAAGTATCTTGGCGTTATCGCATTGTCATCTGACTTTATCGATCTAACACCCAGAGATAACTTTGTGGGTTGGACAAGAGAACAAAGAAATGCAGGTATGCTACTACATACCACAATTGGGTCTAGTATTTTACCAACCCAACCATTAGGGTATAACTATGTCGGTGGTAAACTACTTGCTTTGTTGTGTCTATCGGATGATGTTCAGAACGAATGGAAACGTAGATACGGCCAAACACTTGTCGGTGTAACCACAACATCTTTATATGGATCATATTCTCAGTATAACAATCTAAAGTATTGGAACAAACGAGGCAAGTCAAGTGGCACCTTAGTTTATGAACCAACGAGAGAAACAATTTATGAAGTAAGAAGGTGGATGCATAAAAGAGATCCAGTAAAGTATTGGGAACTATGGAAAGCAAAGAATGATAAAGGTAGTAAATACAAACGTGACCACAAGTTTCGTTCCTTACTTTATGCTTACTCACAGTTGGGTATCAAGAATACACAATCGTTTCATCAACGTGGCATTTACTTTTCTCACTTGTATGAAAACACACCAGAGTTTTTGCGACAGGAAATCACAGAGGATAAACTAGTAAAAAGATTTGACACATCGGTTGAACATTTGGTGGATATCTGGAAGAATAAATATGCTAGTAAGAGAATAAAATCGTTATTGGCTCGTGACGGTGTAAGTGAAGAAAGTTTATTTTACGATGACCTCATATACATGACTTGGGATGAAACAAAAGAAAAATATCTCAAGGATGTAGGCAGATGATTTACAAAGACAAAAAGGGACAAAGATATATTGCTTTGTCTGATGAAGATTTGGAAATTTTAAAATGGAATCCAAAAAAACTTCTAGAACTAGACCATGATGGGGTAGGTTGGATCATTAGACCCTCATCGATATCATTTTCTAAGGTAATTACTAATGAAAGTAAAAGAAATTAAATATGGCGATCTTTGGCCAGAAAATTTGCATTGGTCTGAAGATCCTGTTAGACCAGAATTGAGCAGAGAATTTAGACAGTCTGCCGGCCGAGAGGTCTATACTAATGATGGTGCTGTTATTTGTGTTGCATACTGTGATGAAGTTCCTAAAACAGTAAAAGATTTAGATGAAATGAATGGTTTAAAATATGCTATATTTTATACGGTCTGGAGTAAGAAATCAGGTCATGGCAGAATGTTAGTCTTAGATACTTTCAAACATCTTTCATTTACAAAATCTTGGTTAGAGGGTTTTTATACACTTTCGCCCAAAACAAAGATGGCTTGGAATTTTCATATTCAAAATGGCGCTAGAATGTATAGAGAAAATGAAACGAGTGATAATTATGAATACGATGCGACTGAACTCCAAAGAAAGTAGTTGGAACACTAGAGAGTCTTATACTCCTGATATAACAATTGTTTGTGCTTTGTTTGATGGCAGACAAACTGGCATTTTGCATAGTGCTGGAATTTATTCGTCGGAATGGGTAGACCGTCTTTATAGGGCTATAGAAAGAAATTATAACGGCAAGTTTAACTTTATTTGTTTGGTTGACCAAAACTACGATTTTAAAGAACCTGTCGATGCAATTCGTTTTGATCGGTCTGTAGATCAATATGGTTGGATGAGTTTGATGGAACTGTATCGTCCTGACTTGTGTAAAGGCAAGAGATTAACCATAGGTCTTGATACTATCATTACAGGGCCACTAGATGATATCTTGGCATACGATGCCAAGATTGCAGTGTGTCAAGATCCATATCATCCAGAAACTATTTGCAACGCCATTACAATTTGTGATGATGATTTTTGTGAAGAAGTTTGGCAGTTATGGAAAGGCGACGAGTTTATGTTTTTGCGAGATGCAAAACTAGATTATGGTCCACACAATGCACCATCAGAGATGGCATTGTTAAGAGTGGCATATCCAGACAGCCCAAGATTAGATACTATCTTCAAGGGCAAAATATTAAGTTACCGTGTACACATTCACGGTCATATGAACCGATTGAAAGATGCGAGTATTGTATACTTTCACGGCAAAGATAAACCACATACTGTGGCTAACGAACAATGGGTAAAGGAGAATTGGCGATGAATTTTATACACCCGACAGCATATGTAGATGTATTGGTAAAACTAGGAGACAATAATTACATTGGGCCCTTCTGTCATCTAACGGGAGAATTGACCGTTGGAGACAACAACCGATTTGAAGGTCACTGTTCTATTGGCACACGACCAGAACATAAAGAATACTGGCACAATAATGGTGAATTGGAGATTGGTAACAATAATACATTTCGCGAGTTTGTTACGATCAATGCTGGCACAACTACACCTACAGAGATACACAACGACATTATTATGTTGCGTGGTTCCCATGTGGCACACGACTGTATCATTGAAGATGGTACAACACTAAGTGTTAATGCGGTTATTCTTGGTCATGTTCATGTGATGAAGGAAAGTAATTGTGGTGCTGGTTGCATCATACATCAACATCAGGTTATCGGCGCTTGGTCTATGATTGGTATGGGTTGTGTTGTACCAAAGAAAACATTAGTAGAACCAGGTAAAGTTTGGGTAGGTAATCCTGCAAGAATATTAAGAGACAATACTTATTTGACTAAAGATATAGTTGGTGGTGTATTTGCACATCAGAAACTACGATGGAAAGATGCAATAGGCCATCATATTAATAACGAGAAAAAATAATGTTTGATCCCTGTCTATTAGTAATGCAACCTAGAAATATAAAACCTGCTCTTGATTCATACAAGAAAAGTTTTGATATTCCTATGGTGTTCTTTAAAGCATTTACAGAACCACAAGTTACATTTCAGTTAAACAAGTATATAAAGGAACACAACTACACCCATTACATTATTATCGGCGATGATGCGATTGTCACTAGACAAGCAGCCGATACCGTGTTATACTATACTGAGAGCAAGAAGTGTTCTGTTTTCACTGGTTGGATGAATATGCATATTGAAAATGATGGTAGTTTCAGTGAACAGTCAACAGTCAATCAAAACAGAATTCGTTGCACAGACCCATCTTGGGGTCCGGCAAGAGAGGAGTATGGTGAATGGATAACAATGGAACAGATGAGAAAACTGCCACCAGAACTTGTGCGAACCAGTTATGCTAACTTTGCATTAACTGGTATGACCAAAGAGTTGTGGGAGAATTATCCTATCTCATGTTGGCCCAGAGGTAATTCATCTGACCATCATCTATCATTACGATTACAAAACGAAGGTGTGCAAGTATGGACGCATCCCAATGCCTTCATTAGACATTTGAGAAAAGGTTGGTCACCACTACCAGATCATTGGTTAGTTGGTAACGTACCGCCAGAGATTATAGAATGCCAGAATTAAAAGATTATTTGAATAGTATAAACATAACAAAGAAAGATGTTATGTTGGATGAATTTGATGAGAAAAAATACCCAGCATACATTGTCAACAAATGTCTAGCACCATTTCCAGATACCATCATTTATGTCAATGAAATGAATCGCCTGTGTCTTTTAGATAGTCGTTTACAATATGACTTTTTACTAAATAGTATTGGAAAACGCAAACGCTTTGCTAAGTGGTTGCGTGCTTCTAAACTAAAAAATTTAGATTTAGTGAAAGAATATTATGGCTATAGTAATGAAAAGGCCAAACAAGCTCTAGAAGTTCTTACCGAAGAGCAAATAAAAATAATAAAAACAAAATTGACTAGAGGCGGTAAACATGGAAGAATTGGAGTGGACACCTGACCTAATGCTAGAGGTCGGATTATCAGAAACAGATGACTTCCTAAAAGTAAGAGAAACATTATCGAGAATTGGAGTTGCAAGTAGAAAAGAGCGAAAGCTTTATCAGTCTTGTCACATTCTTCACAAACAAGGCAGATACTTCATAGTTCACTTCAAAGAACTATTTGCTCTAGATGGCAAACCAACAAACATATCTATTAATGATGTTGAAAGAAGAAACACTATCGCCGGGTTATTGGAAGATTGGGGCCTCATATCTATTATGGGAGAGTCTCAACCAAGAGCACCATTATCTCAAATAAAAGTTCTTTCTTTTAGAGAAAAGGATAGTTGGGTCCTTG